GTAAAGTTCACATTGGTAACTCCACCACCACCTAATTGATTGTTAGGAGTTATTGAGCCAGTGGTAGAAGGTGTAAACAGTTCTGGACCATTTTCACCAACTATGTATGGCTTGCCACCCATAACTGGTCCACCCAATGCACGACCACTGTAACTTTGACTGCGGATCTGTGCTACCTGTGCCAAGCCTGCGGCAATTGCACCTGCTACATAAATGAATGACAGTGGAGGTCCTGGTGGAAATGCAATGGCCATTGCGGCTGCTTGATATGTTGAAATAATAGCCTGTGCCATGGCCGCAGCCTTATGTGCTTCAAAGGCTTTTTTATTGGTCTGTGACATTTGACCTGTCACGCTCATTAAAGCCCCTAACATACCTTGAGCACCTACTATGCCACCTTGCTGTATCATAGCCACATTGGCTTGATTCTGTTTTACACTGTCTAATATGGCTTGATTGGTAACTCCTGCCTGCTTGAGTCTTGCATCTGCCACTTTCTGTTCTAAGGCCAATACGGCTTCGCCAATGGCTTGGCGAGCCAACACTTCTTGATTGGCAATTTCTATCTTGGCTGTGGCAACAAAGATTTCATTTTGTAATGATTGATCTTGAATGCGTTTTTGTCTAATTAAATCATTATTGGCTGTATCAAATTTAGCCTGACTCACACGCAGTTCATTTGCTAATTCTTGTTTATTGATAGCATCTAATTCAAATAATGCTCTATTGGCTGCGTCAACCTTGGCATTCATAATTTTTATTTGCAGATCCATCAAAGCCTTGGCGTGGGCTTCTTGTCTGAATAATTCACGGTTGGTAAATTCAATGTCTGCTATCTGTTTCTGTTTCTGATAGGTATCTTCTAAGTTTGTTCTGGCAGCAATCAACTGCTTGTAGGCATTGAATGAACCATCATCAATCTTTTTACTTTCTTGAGCAATGGCTTCGTCGATGGCTTTTTTCTTAGTAGCATAATCCTGTGCCATGGCCAGTCTTGGATCACTTTCACTGATAACGCCAGTGGCTGTGTTTATTCTTTCTGCACGAGTTTGATTTGTGGCTGTGCCTGTTAATAGATTACGCTGTTGTTCATTGGCCAATGCTTCACGAGTCAATCTGACATTTTGAATATTTGCTCGGACCTGTGCCTCCATCTCTTTGGTCAATACACCATGGTTGTTGGCTCGGGCTTGGTCTACTGCTAATTGTTCTTGTCGTTGATCAAGATCTTTGGTGTTAAGACTCAATAATTCTAATTTACTTTGTTTTTCAGCCTGTCTGTAATCTTCTAACAATTTGGCATTTTGATTAGCGGCAACATCAGCACGGATTTGATCTGCAATCTTTGTCTTGGCTATTTTTTCGTATTCAATTTTTTGTTCTTTGGCAAAATCTAATACAGCCTTTTCCTGTGCCATTCTTATACTGCCCAATGGAATTAATTGTGTTTCAATTCTTAGGGATTTGGTGTATAGACTTGCACTTTCAGCCAAGGCTTTCAAATCGATCTTTGGACCTTCATAGGCCAAAGGTTTGTTAGCAGGGTTCAATGCTTTATTTGCTTTCTCTGCTTCTTCTGCTAATCTATTGGCTTCATCTGCCTGCTTCTTTAGAGCTTCATTCTTCTCCATGTCAGCAAACAGTTTGTCTGCTGCCAGATATGCGGCTGTGGCTCCAGCGGCTGCGGCAATGGCACTTAGACCACCTGTGGCTAATGCAGTGGCCACTGCTCCTGTGGTTCCAATTAGTCTTAGAACCTTGACCATTTCATAAAGACTGGTCACTATGGCAATTATTCTTGTGGCAGCAAATGCTCCTACAAAGGCAGCAACCAATGGCAGAACCACGCCAAGATTATTACCAATCCATTCTATGGCATTGGCTAACTTTGAAAAGAATCCAGTGGCATTTTCAAATTTCTGTGCGGTCTTGATAAATTCAGTTCTGACATTTTCAAGACTTTGTCCCACAGTTTTTTGCATGCCATTAAATGTAGGATCAACATCATTGCCTAATTGTTTAAGTGCATTGGCAAGATCTTCGCTACCAACCTTGCTGGCTTGAACATCTTTGAGGAATTGACTTGAAGTTTTACCAAATTGTTTTGCGATAAGTTCAAGGGTGCCTGCTGAACTTTCCTGCAGTTGTTTCATGTCTTCAAACATCACTGTGCCGCGACCCAATGACTGTCCGAATTGATACATGGCACTGGCTGCCGCTGGACCAGTGGTGCCAGTGACTGCCAGGGCCTTGCTGAAGTTTTCAGTGATCTTGGTTGTGTCAGCTAAACTTAGACCCATGCCTTGACCAGCCAGTGCCACCTTCTGGAAGAAGTCACCCACAGCACCTATGTTAGATCCTGTGAGTTTGGCAATTCTTGCCACTTCACCAAAAGCAATGCCAGCATCTGCTGAACTATTGGTAACAGTTTTTAATTTGTTTGAAAGGATAGTGGCAGCATCTGCTATATCAATAAACTGTTTGGCCAACGCACCACCAATTGCAATACCAGCCAGGCTTTTTAGACTATTGGTAAGACTTCCCAAAGCCCGTTCTGCTTGACTGGTGTCAGCGGTTATTTTAATTTGTGCGTCAGCCATGCTATCTTCGTCCTTTTTGTTTGTCCATTGCCTTCTTGGTTTCGTCTGCTTCTATCTTATAGAAAGCGGCCCAGCCTGCAAACTCAACCACTGACATATTCAATACTTCTTCAACTGTGCGGCCCAGATCCTTGGCAAGCCTATAGGCAAATAGGAGATCTGGATCCGCCCTTAGTTTTTTTCTGCATCATCCAAATTCAGATCCTGCACATTATTCATTTCACCTACAACACGAATAAGAACTTTGGGATCAACTTCATTCAAGAATACCATCTTGTCTGCGAAGGTAAACATCTTAGTGCCATCTTCATTGCGAGCACGAAGGATAAGACTTTCAACCAAGGCTTCAACAGTTTTACCTGCTTGGCTTAGTTCAAGGATCTTGCCTTCATCTCTGAGTGTGGTTGCTGATTTCCAAAATATCTTGGCATCTCCCCATTCAGGAACGGTGACGCTTTTCATTTCACCTGAGATCTGATTGCGGAAGTGTGCTGTGGCTTGGTCTATTACTTTGTTCATTTGTATTTTCCTTTGATTGTAGTTAGGGTTGGTCCAATGATGCCTTTTGGCGCCTGACGGCTCGCTCCAGCCTCAAGTCTATCAATGTAAGGAACTCGATTTTCAACTCGAAAGTTGTTTTTACTCGTTGCTTCTGTCCATGCGTTCTTTGCACGACCACTACGCACTGGTGTCTTGGATTTGGCTGTGGCATAGACATCATCAGCGATCTGTTTGACCAGACGAGTTAATGATTTTTCTAATTCCAGGCCAATGCCTTGAACACCAGTGACTGTGATCTGCATATTATACTGCTGTTGTAGAGTAAGTGGTTGCACCAGTTCCTTGGAAACTAATACTGGCTTCTACCATACCATCCATGCTGGTATTCACTGTGTAACCAGTTACGATCACATTGCCTGTGAATGCGTAGTCTGATGTAGATGAATAGTTTTCAGCGATGTATAGTTTTACTGCAACACCTGAAGCACCAACTAATCCAGCAGTGGGATTAAATGATGATTCGTAGGTGTCAAAGTCAGCGGCGTCAAAATAGATATCTGCTGAACCACTGAATTGGCTTAGACCAGTAATGAATGTTCTTACATCAACACCCATAGTGGTTGTTTCTACTGTGTCAGCAGTCATTTCAACTGAGAAGTTTCTTACTGCGGCGATTGAGTTACCATTTAAGGTAACTGCACCGTTATTTCCTGTAATTGTAGCCATCGTTGTCTCCTAATTAGGCTGTGTATGTGCAAGCACCACTACCTTGGAAGGAAATAGATGCTTCTACCATGCCGTCCATTGTGCTGTTTACTGTAAAGCCAGTGATGATAACTTCACCACTGAACTTGCCTGCTGTGTCAGCAAGGAATAGTTCAACAGTCAAAGTTGATTGACCTACTGTGCCTGATGTTGGGTTTAGAACTGCGTGAGTGGCAATGGTTCCTGTTGAGGCTGCTGGATCAAAATAGATATCAGCACTTCCGCTCCATGAACTCAATCCGTTCAAGTATGTTCTTACATCCACACCCATAGTGGTTGTTTCAATTGTGTCACGAGTGAGTTCAACTGAAAAGTTGCGGACATTGGCAATCACTGCCACTGATCCACCTACTGATGCGTCTAACTTAACGACGCCGTTGTTTCCTGTTAAAATGGCCATTATTCGTCTCCTTGTATATTAATATTGGCTTCTTCTACGGCTGTTACGGTCGCCTTAGACTTCACCG